GTTTTCAATCAATACTGCCACAGCAACTGCTACAGTAGTATCTTGGTCAAATAATCAATTACGAATAACTAATATTGCTGGTAATTTTGTGTCTAGTGCAGTCGTAACAGGACTAACAACAAATGCTCAATATAATTTTGGATCATTTACCGTTGTGCCATTAGAGCACGCACAGATTGATATCACACCTAATCCGTCAACGGCTAATGCTAATAGTAGTTATACATATACCACGACAATAACAGAAACAGATGATGATATGATTAGTGGTGATTTAATGGTACAATTTGGAACAGAAGATTTAACAACAGAAATAGGTGCTGTTGATTTACTTAACAACAGAAACGAACAATAGGTTAAAAAATGGCAAAAACATTACAATTCAGAAGATTAAGTACCGCAGCACTTGCTAATACAGTAGGTGCTAATGGAGAATTAATTGTTGATTCTTCAAACGGCACCATTAGTGTACATAACGGTACAACATCTGGTGGTAAAAGATTAGCAACAGAAACCTATGTTGTTAATACTGCCAATCAATTGATAACTGCTGCTGTTCCCACTAGACTTGGTCAATTAACTAATGACTTTGGGTACATTACTACAAACAGTAATATTACAGGTGGTTCAGCAACAGCAATTAAACTATTCACACCAAGATATATCAATGGTGTGGCTTTTGATGGTACTGCCAATATTGAAGTTTCATCAACTACTGTTCCACAAAATGCAAAATCATCAGATTATACATTACAATTAACTGATGCAGGTAAACACATTTATTACACACAATCAACCAGTAATACTCTTTATATTCCTACAACATCCAATGTTGCATTTTCAAATGGTTCAACCATTATGATTGTTTCTAAAACATCATCAAGTGCCAATGTGACTATAACCCCAAATACTGGTGTATCATTATATCTTGCCGGTAATACAACAAGTGCTTCAAGAAATGTTACTACATATGGTGTAGCTACATTAATACAAGTTGAAGCAAATACTTGGTTTATTAATGGTACTGGAATAATTTAAAGTTAATGTGAATATTATATGAATAACCTCGACAAAAGTTTGAGTGAAGTGTTTGATGTGACTCCTATTGGTGAACAAGAAGCACCAAAGAAACAATCTTTGCCTACACATTATAAACAACCTGATATAGATTCCGATTTAACGGATGCCTATCAGCAATCAAAAGAAAATCTTCAAGGTATCATAGACCAAGGCCAAGAAGCCATGTATGAGATATTGGAGATTGCCAAAGCAGGCCAGCACCCAAGAGCTTTTGAAGTCTATGCCACATTATTAAAGAATATGACAGAGGCCAACGATAGATTACTCAAGATACAAAAAGAAATGAGAGACATTTCTGGTATTAAAAAGGAACAATCTGGAACAACTATTGATAAAGCCATTTTTGTAGGTTCAACCTCCGAATTGAGTAAATTTTTAAAGGGTAAATGATGAAGTTATGGGTGAATGTTTGTTTTCATTATGTTCCAGAAAGACTAGAAAATTTCAACAAGTTAATAAAAAACCTACAGAAGATAAACTGTAAAGGCGTCAAGGTTGTTATTAACTCCAACACAAATTTTAATGATGATTTGCAAATAGATGTTGCAGAATTGGCAGACCCATTTCTTTTGACTTGGGAACACAAAAAATATATGCCACAGTTTCTAGAATCGGACTATACACACTTTGCTTATCTAGAAGGTAACGTGGATGTTTCACAGAAAACATTTAATTACTGGTTAAGAACCAGAAAACTATTCAAAGATAATAATTTTAATTTTATTCCAGGCATACATAGGATTGAAATTGATAAAGAAGGTAAAATATATTCTTTAGACTGTACCAACCGAGTGAACATCAACAACAATCAAAAGGTTATTATTGATGATGATATGTACTTATCTCTACCAGAACCATACCAAGGTATGTTTATTATGGACCGAGAGATGGTTGAAGAACATATAAAGTCCGATTACTTTAATGTTGGCCAAAAAGGATGGTGGGGTATTCGTGAATCTGCCAACCTAGGTAATACCTTTATTCATCCACCAGCAGGATTTAACCATCGAGTATTGGTACCAATGGAACACTTTACAGATTGCTGGGTTCACCATATGTCTAACAATTACGTTACCAATTCACAGTCGCCACATTCCAAAATATTAGTAGATAAACTATTTCATGGCAACTAAACTAAAAGAATCGTACCGTGATAATCCTCTACTCAAAAGAGTGGGTGTCAATGTTAATTTTAATGAAGAACAGATAGAAGAATATGTAAAGTGTCGGAAAGATCCATTATATTTTTCCAGATACATTAAGATTATTACACTTGATGATGGTGTAACCGAGTTTAAAATGTATGACTTTCAGGAAGAAATGATTAAGACGTTCCATGAGAATCGTTTTACTATCATGAAATGTCCTCGACAGGTCGGTAAAACCACCACAACAGTCGCCTATCTTCTCTGGACGATACTATTTCAAGACTCACAATCAGTAGCAGTTCTAGCCAACCGAGGTGAGACCGCTCGTGGTATTCTAGGCAAGTTACAGTTGGCTTATGAGAATCTACCTATGTGGTTACAACAAGGTGTCGTTGAATGGAACAAAGGTCGTGTGGAATTAGAGAATGGTTCAGTCATCGTGGCATCTTCCACATCAAGTTCAGCGGCTCGTTCTGGTTCGTTTAACATTGTATTCTTAGATGAGTTTGCTTTCGTACCATCTAATATTGCCACAGAATTCTTCACCTCAGTCTATCCTGTTATTACTGCTGGTACTAAAACAAAGATTATTATTGTTTCTACACCTAACGGCATGAATTTGTTTTACAAGATTTGGACTGATGCAGTCAATAAGAACAATAATTATATACCATTTGAAGTTCATTGGTCGATGGTGCCAGGCCGGGATGAAAATTGGAAAGAAGAAACAATTAAAAATACTTCTGAAAGGCAATTTAGGCAAGAGTTTGAAACAGAGTTCCTAGGTTCTTCTAACACACTTATCTCTGGCCAAAAATTACAACAGTTGGCTTTTAAACCACCTGTGGCAGTACACGACAAGATGAACATCTATGAACATCCAGTCAAAGGTGATGATGAAACCACCAAAGACCATCTGTATGGTATTTGGGTGGATGTGTCCGAAGGTAAAAACTTAGACTGTTCAACCTTTTCGGTGATAGATATTTCGACCACACCATACAAACAAGTGGCAACTTATAAGAGTTCCGCCATATCTCCAATACTGTTTCCAACCATCATCTATAACGCTGCCAAGTATTACAATGATGCTTACGTTTTGGTTGAGATAAATAATACACCACAGGTTGCTGACATTCTTCACCAAGACCTTGAATATGAGAATTTATTTAAGGTGTTTACTGGTAATAAACAACCACAACAGTTATCGGCTGGGTTTGCCAGAGGAGTACAACTAGGTTTAAAGATGTCGGTTCAAGTTAAAAGAATGGGATGTTCCAATCTAAAGACTTTAATTGAAGGTAATAAATTACTCATCAACGATTTTGATACTATATCAGAATTAACTACCTTTGTTGCCAACAAGACATCTTTCTCGGCAGAATCGGAAGCAAATGATGACTTGGTAATGGGTTTAGTAATGTTTGCGTGGGCAACCACTCAAAAGTATTTTAAAGAAATTGTAAATCATGATATAAGAAAACAAATTCAGTTGGAAGATATGAATCAACTGGATCAAGAAATTTTACCAGCACCAATCATTGAAGATGGACGTGAGCATAACTTTGAAATCGTTGGAAATGATTTGTGGGAATTAGCGGATGGTGGTGAAGTTTATGCTGGGTTTATTAGAGATTCGTTAAGAAATCTCTAAATGTGGCCTTTGATAAATAAATCATGGTATTATAACTGCCAATAATCATAATATTCAAGGAGATAACAAATGGCATTCCAAATCTCTCCAGGCGTAAATGTTTCTGAAGTTGACCAAACAACGGTCGTGCCTTCAGTTCTAACTACAGCCGGTGCTTTTGCTGGAAATTTTCAATGGGGTCCAGCGGACAAAAGAATTCAGGTTTCTAGCGAAACACAACTCAATTCTATATTTTCTAGTCCAGATAGTAACACTTACGTTTCATACTTTACAGCTGCTTCATTCTTAGCATATGGTAACAATCTTCAAGTGGTTCGAGCAGTAGGTACCACAGCCAAAAATGCGACAGGTAACACAGCTATTAAAATTGAAAACGAAGATTATTTTGACACCACATATTTAAATGTGAATAGTTCAAATTTCTATGGTGCTTTTACTGCTAGATATCCTGGTGCTTTAGGTAACTCTTTAACTGTTTCAGTTTTAGATGCCGGTCAATTACAAGCTAATGGTGCAGTTTATGAAACTCATTTTAATAATTGGTCTGCTAACACAATTGGTTTATCTAGTCTAGTCACATCTGCTCCAAATACATCATTTGAAGCCGCTGCAGCTGGAGCATCTTACGATGAACTACATATTGTTGTTATTGATACAGGTGGTTTAATTACTGGTGCTAAAAATACCGTATTAGAAGTATTTCCATTCTTATCAAAAGCTTCAGATGCAAGAGATTCTTTAGGCAATTCAAACTACTACAAGAACTACATCTACAATAACTCAAAATATATTTACGCTATTGATCCACCAAGTTACTCTACAACTAGTTCCACTTGGGGTACTACATTAGCAGGTAAAACTTTTGCCACATTACAGACTATGAGTGGTACCAATTCAACATTATCTGGTGGTTCTGATGTACCTGTAACAGATGCTAACTTAATAACAGCTTATGGTTTATTCACCAACTCTGATGAAGTAGATATTTCTTTAGTTATCACAGGTGGTGCAAGTGTAACTGTACAACAATATGTTATCGACAACATTTCTTCAGCTCGTAAAGACTGTATCGCTTTTGTTTCACCAAGATATTCTGATGTAGTTGGTCAATCTGGTAATGAAACAACAAACATTAGGTCTTGGATTACAAGTTTGGCTAGACAAAGCAATGCTGGAACATATGCTGTTGCTGATTCTGGTTGGAAATATATGTTTGATAAGTATAACAACACATACCGTTATGTTCCACTCAATGGTGACATCGCTGGTCTATGTGTGTTTACCGATTCTGTTCGTGATCCTTGGTTCTCTCCTGCTGGATTTAATCGTGGTCAAATTAAAAATGCTGTTAAACTATCATGGAATCCTACTAAAACACAGAGAGATACAATTTATGCTCTAGGTGTTAATCCAGTAGGTACATTCCCAGGACAAGGAACAGTATTGTTTGGAGATAAAACTCTACAATCTAAACCATCTGCTTTTGACCGTATCAATGTACGCAGATTGTTTATCGTATTAGAAAAAACAATTGCACAGGCAGCTAAGTTCTCATTATTTGAATTCAATGATGACTTTACTCGAAATCAATTTGTTGCTCTGGTAACTCCATTCTTAAGAGATGTTAAAGGTCGCCGTGGTATCTATGACTTCCGTGTTGTTTGTGATGCTACAAATAATACATCACAAGTCGTTGATGCTAACCAGTTTGTGGGTGACATATATATTAAACCAGCACGGTCAATCAATTACATTCAATTGAACTTTGTTGCAGTAAGAACTGGTGTTGATTTTAGTGAAGTCGTTGGGCAATTCTAATAAATAATTCAACGATATAGGAGAAAACAATGGCATTCAACGTAGCAGAATTTAGAGCAAATATGGTTGGAGACGGTGCTCGTCCCAATCTGTTTTCAGTCTCTTTAGTATTTCCATCCATTGTGGCCAACGGCGCAGCTGCTGGACAAAAAACCACATTTATGGCAAAAGCAGCACAGTTACCAGGTTCAACAGTTAATACAGTACCAATGTATTACTTTGGACGTGAACTTAAATTTGCCGGCAATAGAAGTTTTGCACAATGGTCTTTAACTATTATTAATGATGAAGATTTCACGATTCGAAATTCAATGGAATCGTGGATGAACTCTATTAATAGTCATGCCGGAAACCTCCGTAATTTGAACTTTAAAACACCAACATCATATACAAGTGATGCTCTTGTTACTCAATTCGGAAAAACAGGCGATACGTTAAAAGAGTATAAATTTGTTGGAATATTTCCAATTGATATTGGCACAATCGATTTAGGTTGGGACCAAAACGATTCTATCGAAGAATATTCGGTGACGTTTGACTATCAATGGTGGGAATCTGCAACAACAACCTAATATGTATTAT